GGGCCCCTTAGGGCCCCCCAGGGTGTCTACGGATATCCGACACCCGGATGGTGCTATCGTGCGTCTTCTTAGTTGAAGAGTGCCGGGACCCTGACTCAGTCAGGTGATCCAGGTTCCCCCGCTTTTGGCTAGGGGCGCACGGTGGTACTGTTCGTGATGGAACTCCTCTGGGATGGTCCCAGACGAGCTACCAACACTCGGTGGAGCTGTGGGAACAAGTAAGAGATCGAGAAAGACGGAGCAAAAGGCCCTAGGTTATACCTATGTCCGTAGCTTCCCGTCATCTCCATCAACCCCGCCTATTGTAGCTGGGGAATCTTACTTGCTTCAGGGATGGCAGAGTACCATCTCTGAGGGTCACCAATTCCACAAGTTGGGAGATGGTGAGGATCGTGGGGGACCTTTTGAGACCATTCGATGGTCTTTCAAGGATTCTAGCCCGACGCTTGATTTTGCTTGGGGCACTAGCCTTCAGCAGTTTAAGTGGTCGGGTCAGGTCGTTGCGAAACACAGATCAGTCAGCCCTACCCTACCGGACATTGTCCAGGGTTGGCCGGCTGCTGTTCCAAACACTCCAGTTTCTTCTCTGGTTGAGCTTGGGACTACTGCTATCGCACGAACTATCCCCACAAATCCTGTCGCTGACACAGCACAGTTCCTGGGTGAGTTGAGGGAGGGACTTCCGTCCCTTCCCGGCCGGGCCTTGGTGAAAGAGAACCTCCATCCGCGATCCGCGGGTGGGGAGTTTCTTAATTACCAGTTTGGCATTCGGCCAATCATCCAGGACTTCCAGAAGTACGCAACCGCTGTACGGGATTCTGATAAGATCCTCAAACAGCTGGCCAGGGACTCTGGAAGGAATGTGCGACGGCGATACGACTTCCCGCCTATCGTGGAAACAACGGTAACGAGTGCACCAGCTTATCCGGTGCTCTCGCCCAACATCCACGATGGCCAAGGCGTTCTCACTACCACAACGACCCAAACAACCGAAACATGGTTCGAGGGTGCGTATACCTATCATCTTCCCCCACAGGGGTCGTTTGATAGATACGTCTCAGAGGCGAACAAACTCTTCGGAGTGCGTCCGACTCTCTCAACGTTGTGGGAACTCTCGCCTTGGAGCTGGGCTGCAGACTGGTTCGCGAATACTGGGGATGTTTTGCACAACCTCAGTGCGTTCCAGAATGACAGCTTGGTCCTACGGTACGGATACCTGATGCAGCGAACGCTGTGTGAAGTTGAGTACCAGTGGGAGGGCAAGTTCAAGGCTACCAATTTGGTAGGCCCGACATTTGTCCGCACGGGTCAAACGTTTTCTTGTGAAAGAAAGCGGCGTATCCGTGCAACCCCATACGGGTTCGGCCTTCAGTACGACGGTCTTTCATCGTCGCAACAGGCCATCATCGCGGCTCTCGGGATCTCCCGTTGGCCGCGACGTCTCAACTGAGACATGCTTCACCCCTTCTGCACAAGCAGGAGGGTCCCAACAATGGGGCCATCCAGGCCTCACACTGTCAGAAAGATGTGTCATGTTCTCCGATCCTCAGATTCTCACCGTTGGTGGCACCGCTACCCACACGCTTCCGCGTACGGGTACTGGTGCGTCTTCCGCCGTTTACACGAAGGAAGACGGCCTCTACCAGCTGACCGTTTCGCATGCCAATGGCAAGCGATCGCGTCGTCTGGTGAAGCTCACCATCACCAAGGTGGCGGCGGACCCCTTCGCTTCCGGTGTCAACCGTGAGTACAGCATGAGCTGTAACTTCACGATCGACGAGCCGACGACTGGGTTCACCAACGCCGAGGCACTGGCCAACGCAAAGCTGCTCACTGAGTGGCTGACTGCGTCCAGTGGAGCAAACATCACCAAGGTTCTTGGTGGCGAGAGCTGATCTGAACGGATCAAATCCCTAGGAGTCAGATACTTCTAGGGACGAGAGCATGACTCCGGATCCCGACCCGTGAAAGGGCGAGATGAAAAGCCTCATGCATCTCTGGCAGGAGGTCCTCCAAGATTTGGGGGACCAGTGCCACGTGAGCACCGACAGGGACCTTCAAACGGCCCTGTCGCGCGTCAAGCACGAAGGTGAGAAGTTTCTGACTGTCTCACTTCCTCTCTTTGGTAAGGACTTCGAAAGGAGTCTAGACGAAGGAAGGATTGCAGATGGAGCGTTCGTAGGTTGGGCCAAGACAAAATCAAGGCTTAACCCGGACTCTCCGCGGACCCCACGCTTTCTTGTGGGATTCATGCAACTCGTGTTCGACGTGGACTCAGGTTGGTTGCTCGAAGAGCCTGACATCGACGCAATATTCGCCATCCGTCAGCTGACGCTGATGAACGCGAAGCTTCTCAAGCTGCCTGATAAGGCGCTTATCGAGAAGGCGATCGAAGGCTACATCGAGTGTGAGCAGGAACTGCGCAGACTCCAACACGAGATTTCCTCCAGCTTGCTGGAGGAGTTTCGCAAGGCGTCTCTGGTCCTCTTTGGAGGAGTGTTGCAGCAAGTAGACGAAGACGTCTACCACTGTCGCATCACTCCAAACCATGGACCGGGAGCCACCGCTGACCGACTTCGCGGAAACGAGAAGTTCGATCAGTTCGAGTGGCCGGAACGGCTCGATGAAATCTTCCCCTTCGGGGAATACATTGTGGCCAATCCGAGGCATCACATGGATGTCCTTCCTCGCGTGCGGTTCCTCGAACCTGGTGAGGAGCGGCCCGTAAGGGTCGTTCCTGTGCCTAAGACGGCAACCACAGCGCGAATCATTGCTATGGAGCCTACTTGCATGCAATACGTGCAACAAGGTCTCATGGCGAGGTTCGTTGAGTACCTCGAGTCGAGGAATACCCCAAAAGGGTTGAACCCGGCTTTCGGTATGGTCGGTTTTGAAGACCAAGTTCCTAATCAGAACATGGCTCGAATCGGATCCGAGGATGGATCCCTTGCTACGCTCGACCTGAGCGAAGCGAGTGACCGCGTCACGTTGCTCCTCGTGCAGACTCTCACTGCGACCTTTCCCCATTTGCGTAGGGGTCTGGAAGCGTGTCGGTCAACACACGCAGACGTACCTGGCCATGGCGTTTTGCGCCTAGTCAAGTTCGCGTCAATGGGTTCAGCTGTAACTTTCCCTGTCGAGGCCATGGTCTTCTTGACCGTGGCTGTGATGGGGATTGCGAAGCAGCTCAACCAGCCGGTCTCCCCGGGTCTCCTTAGAGACCTGGAGGATTCTGTGCGAATCTACGGGGACGACATCATTGTCCCCGTGGAGAGCGTGCCTGAAGTGATCTTGTTGCTGGAGACCTTCGGGTTCAAGGTCAACAAGCGTAAGTCTTTCTGGACTGGAAAGTTCAGAGAGTCTTGCGGCCGGGAGTTCTACGACGGCCAGGCGGTTTCAATCGCCAAGGTTAGAAGAGAGCTTCCGACATCACTCCATGCGGTAGAGGAGATCATTTCGACCGTCTCACTGAGGAACCAGTTCTATGAGCTGGGGCTTTGGCGGACGGCGAGATGGCTCGATGACTTGCTGGAGAGTGTCCTTAACGGGCACTATCCGATCGTTACCGAGGAATCTCCTGTGCTGGGTCGTGTAAGTGTGTCCTTTGGGTATGAAACCCAGAGGATGCACCCAACACTGCACTCCCCTTTGGTAAAGGGGTTTGTTCCCAAGTCCAAATCACCGGTTAACCCGTTGGATGGACATGGTGCCCTGCTCAAGTGTTTGCTGAAACAAGGCGACGAGCCATTCGCCGACAGTGAACACCTCCACCGTAGTGGACGTCCTCGAGCCGTCAGCATGAAGCTCGGGTGGTTCCTTCCGTACTGAGGAGGAACCAGGACACCACCGGGATCTCCCGGTGGTGGCGGCTTAGGCCGCTGAGGAGGACTGAGTCTCCTCTCGGAGCTCATTACTCCGGGGAGGTGCACTTGGCAGTGCACCTCCTCATCCACTTGGC